TAAGCTATTGTCGTGGATTTTTTGAAAATGCAGATGGATTACGCAGAATTAAAGTCGATAAAAAATGTGTAGGTATTGCAGAAGATTTTGAAGGATATAGATTTCCAGAAGCAGTAGAAGGAAAAGCTATTTCTAACAATCCAATCAAAGATGGATTCTATGAACACGGTTGCGACGCCTTCCGATATTTTATATTGAATAGATTTCCAATTAGAAGTAACTTCATTGGAAGAATATCACGATAAAAAGGAATACTTTGATGGTTTTAACAGCACGAGAAATTATACAAGACTCATTAACTCACTTTAAAGAAGAACAAGCGAAAGCTCGTAGAGAAGAAGTAAGAAAGTTTTTAGATTACTATTCTGGTTCTTTAACCGAACAATACATCGAAGGATATTTTAAATCTGACGCATTCCAAGAAATTCCACATTACAATACCAACATCGTGAAAAAATTTGTTAATCGTATGTCTAAGATTTATACTATCGGTGCTAAAAGAAATGTAAGCGATAGATATTTAGATTTAACTTCTGTAAAAAATGCTCGTATGAAACAAATGGAACGAATGACTCGTTTGCTTGGTTCTACTGCAACTTATGTAATGTATGATGAGTTAGAAGAACGCTTTGAATATCGTCCTATTTATTATTTTGAACCATACTTTGGTGACAATCCATACAAACCTGAAGCTATTGTATATCCAATGATGCACGGACACGCAGACTTATCTGATACAGATGAGCTAATGTATGCGTATTGGGATAGCGAATTACACTTAAAGTTCAATGAGAACGGTGATATTCTTGAAGAGGTACAGCACAACTTAGGTATATTACCTTTTGTATTTACACATAGAGAAGAACAATTAGACTCTTTCTTTGTAGAAGGTGCATCAGACTTAGTATCTGCTAATGAGCATATCAATATTACAATGACTGAAATGCAATTAGGACTACGATTCCAAATGTTTGGACAACCAGTAGTAACTGGACTTATTTCTGATAATAGCAATGTAAGAGCAGGATCAGATGAAATTTTAACTTTACCTGAAGGAAGCACATACGACATAGTTGCACCAGAAGGAAATGTAGAAGCTGTTATTGAAAACATCAAATGGCAAATAGAATTAGTAGCGTTAAACAATCATTTATTCGTTACCTTTGCACAATCAGGTGGAGAAGTGCCAAGTGGTATATCACTAATGATTAAAGACTTAGAACGCCACGAAGATTTTATCGATGATAAAGAATTATATCGTCAATACGAAAAAGACTTTTATAGAGTAGAATATGCTCTATCCCAAATCAATAATCTTGGGCTACCTGAAGTATCACAGTTTAAAGTTGATTTCTCTGAAGTTGAATATCCTATGACTCCTCAAGATAAGATTATGTTGAATGAATACAAGCTGAAACATAACTTAACTACTCAGGCACAGTTATTAGCAGAAGAAAACAAAGATTTAAGCGTCGAAGATGCAAGACAAATCATAGAAGCTAATAAATTAGTAAACGAAGTAGAGGTGGTAAAAGATGATAGTCAAGATTCAGACGAAAGTTAATTTTAATTTTAATAAAGTTCAAAAAAGGGTAGTTACTCAATTAATATCCTCACGACTAAACAAGATAGCTAATTTTGCATTGTCAAAAGTCCGTAAAACATTTGCAACCGAAAAAGATATAACTGGAAAACCTTTTGCCAAACTCACAGAAAGATATAAAGAAGGATTTAAAGAGAATAAAAACAAACGCATTATGGACGACTCTGGTGCATTGAAAAGCAGTTTCAAAAAAACTCCAGTATCAGAAGAATTGTCTATCTCAATAGGAAGTCCACTTGGTGATTACTCTAATCATTTAAAAGATACGCACTCTGGTATTAAAAGAGCTAATGGTATGTACAAAGGATTCAAAGGAAAGTATGGCTTAGTACCTCAACGAAAGTTCTTTTATTCCACAGAAGAAGAAGCATACGAAATACTTGGTGACAAGATAGAAAAAGAAATAGATTCGTTTTTGGACGATTTTTTGAAGAATCTTTCAACAAGTATGCGTAAACTTAATTGATGGACGATTTAATCAAAGAACTGTATAAAATGGTAGTGGAACTACGAAAAATCTCTGAAGCCAATAACGACTTACTTGGTTTTATCTGTACCAAAGTTGCACCTAACAAAAAAATCTATCAGGAAGATATTACCGTCGATGATATGATTTCTATTTCTATGGAAATGTCAGAAATGTTTGAAAAATATGATGTTATGCCTGACGAGTATGGTCTTGCTTAGCTTCTAACTCTGCTAACTTCTCTAACCACTTACGCCTTTCACTATTTGTCGGACGCCTTGATGGCAATGGATCTAACCCTACTTTCTTAGCTCTCTGCAATAAAGCATATCGTGATGCTCTATCCTCTCGGCGTTTCTGTCTATAAGGTTTTTTGCCTTTCTTAAGTTCTTCTACTGCTTTCTTTTCTGTTATCTCACGCTTCTTCGGTTTGTCGTTTATAGGGTTTCTCTCTGGAAGTGTATCCAGTATTTCGGTAACCTCTTCGCTTTCGGCGTCTATAATATCCTCTGCGTCTATTTGTTCAGCTTTTAAGAACTTCTCGAACGGACTATCTACGGTTACATTGATATTCTTAACCAGTTTCCCTGAATGTTCTAATACCAGACGCCCTGCCTGGACATTCCCCTCAACAGCTTCACGAATCATACTATTTAATACCATCGGTAGCTTTGCATTAAAAGAAATCATATACTTCTTATAATACATTTCCACAAAACGATCATCGGCAAACCAACTATGTATTGTGCGTGGACTTACTTGCAATTTCTCGGCTATTTGTTTTTTGTTTAACTCTGGATTATGAATTAATAAATCAATAGCAGCAAGTTGATTGGCTTTCTTGAGTTCTATATTACTCATTTACCTTGTCCTCTGTATTTCTTTTTATAATACTTCTTAGAACCTTTTGTTCCATACTTAGTATTGGTGCTTTTACCTTGTCGAGTTTTTTTAGCACCATTTCGTTTTATGGTACGGTCTTTAAATAAGGACTTTCTCATTTCTTTTTCTTCTTACCAAATATCTTTTCCCAACGCTTTTCGTATTCTTTTTTAGATATACTCATAGGTCGTGGCACATCACCTTTCCCTGCTCCGTTGGATTTATTAAATATACTCTTGTCACTCATTTGGCGTATTTCAAAATAATATTTTTCTTTAAAGGGCTACCTTTTAGCTTTTGTTTAATAGACTTCTTGCGTTGTCCAAATAATCGTTTGGGTATAAAATTTCTGGCTGTGCTGGTAGTAACATTCATTTCTTTTTTTTCTTTTTCTTTTTATGAGCAGAGTTTTTCATTAGTCTACCATCTGGCATATAATGATATCCTCGTGGTGCTTTTCTGCGTGTTTTTTTATGTTTCGGCATTACTTCTTTTTACCTTTTTTCTTTTTCTTTTTATGATACGGCATAACTACTTCCTTTTTATTTTTTCTTTTTGACAAACCGTAATGTAATCAACTCTATTCTGCTCTTTCTCTTTGTTTCCTGTGTGTAACCCACAATAAGTTATGTTTCCATACTTAGAAGCATAGGAACATTTTTTCTGTACTAATGAGCAATAATCAAACATTAATCTATATCCAATTCTTTGTATAATTTACGATCTGGCATTGAACCTGCACCATTTATGACCAATAATGGCTTAGAAGGTATCCTTTTGACTAAGAACCGTTCTTTACAACAAGTACATCTTTCTAATGGATCATCAGTCATTTTCTGCTCCACCTCAAAGATATTACCTGTTTCTAAGCATTGATAATCATATCTTGGCATACAGACAATTTAACCAATAATATGTGTCAAATACCAATAAAAAACCCCTAAAAATTAGGATTGGTAATCTAGTAGAAACACGACAAAAAACTGAACCTGTCAAATTCCTGTAAGTTCAGTAATATCGTCGTTTACAGACATTTTTTATTTCATTGATTCTTACATAAACTGTATTAAATTGATACTATTTATAGTTAGTCATTAACTGATATTTCGTAGGGATTACTATAGGACGGTACCTTAGCAAACATATCCCTCCTAACCCTTCATATTGTTACACTTAACACAAACACTTAAAGTTCTACTCAAGTTGCCCTCTACTATATGACAATATAGAATGATTCAATATAAAATATATAATTGGCGTTTAAAAGTTGGGGTGTGGTGTTGCTGATGTAATCACAATAAACAACACATAATAAAAAGTTTAGTAAACATAAAAAAAAAGTACATACTTAAAGAAAAGTTTTGTAAATTGTTCTATGCCGAAGGCTAACAGACAGAAAAATTTTGATCGTATAGAAAAAACAAACAAGGAGAAAAATAAGATGGTAATAGAAAAAAACAAACTAACACCAAGACAAGCTAGGATATTACAAGACGCTTTTGATAT